TGTTTTGTACTGCTGCAGTAACCACTCCAACAGTTGCCATTAAATTATTTTGAGTAATTGTGTATGGAGAAAAAACAGATAAGCCTTCATGAGGAGTTGCAGCACAATGATATACAATGTCCATTCCTTTTGTTACCTTAATCATTTGTTCTAAATTAGAACAATCATACTTAAATATTTTATCTTTTGGTAAATAGTCCCAATTGTAATCATCTCCACCAATCATGTTATCTACACCATAAATATCATGACCTAGTTTTTTTAATGTCATTCCTATGCTGGCTCCTAAAAACCCTGCAGCCCCTGTAATTAAAATTTTCATTTTATCATTAAATCAATTAATATAATTGCAAGTAATACACATGCAACAAATTGCCAAAATCCAACATCATGAATTAGTTCAAGCATATACATTAATTGCTACAATTATTAATAACCAACATACAATAATTAAAAGCACCCAAGCATTTGGTTTATGTTTATGCATATCCATATTAAAATATTCCTACTATTATTGCAGAAATTATTCCAATAATTATTAATTGAATAATATCATTTTCCATTTTTTTTCCTTTTTTTACCAAAAGCATCATACTTTCTTTTGTATGCTCCAATTAATTTTCTTATTGCTATTAAATAATCAGCTCTTATCATGTTTTCCATTTAACAAGTTTTTTACGTATGCCTCCACAGTTTGTTTATGTTTACTCGCTTGAAAGCTAATATATTCATCAACTAGCTTTGCAATGAATGCAGCAGGAGCTCTATATTTTTTATCACATAAAGCTTTAATGATTTCATATTTATCTTTTCTAACTGCTACTGATTTCCATTTTGTATAGTCCATAGTTACCTTTAGAATAACCAAAGATAGGCCATAAGTCCAATCAAAATCAAACTTAATTTTGGAAATAATATTAATCCAAGTATGAGTATTTGTCTTAAATATTTATAATGATTGTCCATTAGTGCCTTCTTTGTTGTTTTATTTGTTTTCTAGATGCAAGTTCATCTCTTACTAATAACTTAGCATAATGTTCAGTCAATGGAAAAAAATCTATATGTCCCATTTTTATGCTTAAGTTGGCTAGTCTAAGAATAGCATCCACACATTCTGGGCTATCTTCAGTCACTTGTTGACCTTGATAGTTTGTGTCATACATTCTACCTAAAATATCATCTACTTTAGATGAATAGTCTTGCCACGCTTTCGATTTGCTTTTTGTTGTCATATCTTATCTAGATATAATAAAACATATTTAGATGTCAATAGATAATATTGCAATATAGTTAAATTATTGATATTATTACATTATGAAGTTGTATCGTTTTACCGCTAGATATGCTGGTCAACGTATAACACTTGACGTAAATGGTGTCAGTGATGATGAAGCGAAAAACAACTTTATAACAAAGCTTAGAGAAGGCTATGGTACCTGGTGTAAAGAAATAACTTACACACCTTCCAAAGTCTTCCTAACATATGAGGAGATAAATGATACTGCAAAGTCAGGAATCGTTAATTGCTCAAAAGATGAAATTGGAATCCACATGGAACCAAAAATATCTTGAACAGGGCATTGAAACTCTTGATATGATGCATATTGAATTTGAGCTTAAAGAAATTAAAAGAAAGCTCAGAGAACAAGATGTATTAAAAACAAGAGAAGATTTTAATTCTGAGGAACAGTTAGATATAACTACTTAGAATTATTTAGTAAGTAAATTTTTGCATTTGTTAATTAATGCATAAAGACTCTTGTCTCTAAAAATAAATTCAAAATCATTCATTGGAATTTTATTTTTATCATTGTGGTAAACTAAATCATTTAATATTTTTAAAAATTTAAGTTCATCTTCATTGTCCGTTACATAAGATAATACATGAGTATATTCATTTTTAACTGCAACACTTAATCTACAATTACCATCAATACAAATATATTCATTATTTTCTTTTTTTGTAACACAGGAGGAGTTATTGGTTCTCCAATAACATTTTCAAATACATTAAATTTAATTTGTTCTATATTTATTGGTTCTATTTTATGTTTAAATAATAAATATTTAGGCCAAAGTGTTTTCACATCGCTTCTCCCCAATTATCTCCTATAGCCACATCAACTTTATTAGGAACTTCTAATTGTATTGAGTTTTCCATTACATTAATAATATCTTTTTCTTGTTCATCAGATTCTACATTAAAACATAACTCGTCATGGATTTGTAACATAGGCATATGACCTACTTTATAACAGTTAACCATAGCTTGTTTAACCTGGTCAGCTGCCGATCCTTGAATTAATCTATTTAATGCTTTGTATGTCATTGCTCTTCTCCCTGATGCTAAACTTCCATGTTCCATAATATATTCTTTTTCAGTCACTGCTGTAAACATACCATAACGTCTTGGCTCCCATAAATTAAATCTACATTTTCTTCCTCCAATAGTTTTTATTGCACCTGTTTCAGATGCTTGTTTTTGTACTCTATTAGCTAATTGTTTAACAAAAGGAACTTTCTGATCATATTCTGTTAAAAGTTTTTTAGCTTCTTCTACTTTAATACCTAATTGCTTAGCAAGTTTTGCTTGTCCCATTCCATAGAATATACCTAAATTAATTGTTTTGGCCTGTGTCCGTGGTATGTTAGCCATTTCAGCAACAACCTGGTGAAAGTCTGCATCATCTTCTTTGTATGCTTTAATTAATACATCTGCACCAACCAAGCCACCTAATTTTTTATCAGTGGTAGCTGCGTAGTGAACTACAAATCTTGGTTCTTGTTGTGAATAGTCAAATGATCCCCACTTACATCCTTCTTCCGGTAAAAATATTCCTCTAATCTTAGGGCCAAAATCTTTATTACGTGCAGGAATTTGCTGTAAATTAGGATTAGACATTGATATACGTCCTGAAACTGTACCACCATTATCTGATCTTAATTGATTTATTTCAGCATGAACTCTACCATTTACTTGATATCGCATAACACTTTGTAAAAAAGTAGCATGAAATTTATTTATTTCTCTTGCTTGAACAACTAATTTAGCTATTTCATGATTACAATTTGTAAGCCAATTAGCTGTAAAACTAGGTTCATTACTTTTAGCAGTTCTAGGATAAGGTATGTTTAATTTATCAAAGGCTTCTCCTATTTGTCTTGCAGCCCAAATATCTATATCTTTTCCTGTTATTTGTTTTATTTTAAATAAAATTTCTTTTTCTTGTCCCTCAAATTCTTTAATAAATTTTTGGGCTTTATCTACATCTACTCTAATACCTTTTTGTCTCATCTTAATTAAAATAGGTAATAATTTAGATTCCATTTCCCAAATGGTAGTTAAATTTTGTTTAATAATTTCGTTTTTTAGAAATCCCCAAAGTTTTAACGTTAGCCGTGCATCTTGTTCAGCGTAAAAGCCAACATGTTCTGCTGGTAGTTTCCACATCTCTGCTTTAGGATCAATGCCATGATCTTTGGCTGCTTCTTTTAAATCAGTCTCAGCTTTAATCTCTCCTAAATAATCTTTGGCTAATGCATTTAAACTATAAGACCATCTATTCTCATCCACGATTGCTGAAGCAACCATGGTATCTACAATCTCTCCTTTAACTTCAATACCCATAGCTTGTAACCAACCTAAGTCATATTGAGCATTATGAAATATTTTTCTGCAAGGTAATGCACAAATTTCTTTCATATAACTGATAACTTGTTTTGGAACCATGTTACCACCACCATAATGTTTGAATGGATAATAACCTTGCCAACCTTCAACCGCTACGGCAAAACCAATAACATAACCTTTATCAATAGCCCAACCAGCTCCAAGTCCTTCATTAATTCCATCATCTCTAGTTTCTAAGTCTATTGCTATTTCAGTTGCTTGAGATAAATCTTTATATTCTGATGGGCATAGCCACATACTTTTTTTAAACGTTAATGAATATTGTAAACTAGTCATTGTAATCTCTTTCTAAAATCATCTCTAAATAGTGTATTGCTTTTAAAACATCCTCTTTCTTGCCTTTAAGTTTATGTCTGCAAATGTATTTAATTGCATTACCTTCTGCGAATGGTAATTTATTTTCGT